GGAGTATGTGGGGCTGGATCCTAGTCTACTACATAATTCTGACCCGATGATCACAAGCCTCACGGGACTTGCTAGGCTGGACGCAATCATAACAGATATATATGCCAACAGGCCCGTTACAACGGTGGACCCACTGGCACATTATTTCACGCCGGATTATCGGTGTTGCTCTCATTCTTTTTTGCACGATCTTAGGTTGGTTGACCAGTATAACGCGGGCGCCGATTTCGAGGTTATCCCCCCAGGTAAAAGTTCCCTTGAACGATACGGGGTGAGTCGTGCTGTTGAGTACAAAACTTGGTTAGCACGTCGAGAATCCGGCCAAGTGCCCAACACAAAAATAATACAGGCTCAACTTATGACCAGAGCAAAGGTCATGGTTATCGTGGAAACCACTTGGACGCAACCCACCGAGACCAAAGCGTGGGATCTATCCATGGCCTACACCACAATCGATCATTTAAAATTCAAAAATAATTTTGAGAATATAGAGGCGTGTAAGAGTTCGCCGCAGATTGGTACCAAGTCGTGGGTATTCGTCAATAACTCGCATTCCGGGTTTGGCACAAAAAAACCCACACTGGATGGGCAAGTTTTCCCCACGTAGCAAAAATTAAAAACCTCCGCTAGGGGTGCAACCCTAACGGAGGCTAAAGAAAATCGCCCCAAACTGGTCAAAGAAAGGAGGATTTCGTGTTCTATAATAGCTATAGTTGCACGTTCGTGCAACAAGTGTCCACTAGATCACCCCCCATACATAGTGTAAATGTCCGATCAGAGGTGCTATTATGCGCCGTCTAGAGCGGATATTCCCGTACGTCTTGGTTTTCATCGCAGGGTATCTGCTATTACGCATCCTACCCTCACTGATATCTAACCATTGAGGATACACTATTATGCCATTCGACCCACCAGAGCGTCCCGCCGGTAGCTACGAGCCGCACCCCGCTGGCACCTATTTAGGCACCATTACCGAAATCAAAGACTACGGCAAGATGGACTCGCTGTATCGCACCGCAGACGGCAATACGAAAGAAGTGCATCGTGTAGCCATCGTGGTCACTGCGGAGGCCTTGCAGATGGAGTCCGGCGATCCCTGGTCGCACTACGAGTTCGTCAATATCAGCTTCGCCCCCAAGTCCCGCCTTACCGAGCTCCGCAATCTGTTGCGCGATGTCGATCTGACCAACGCTGAACTCAACGAGGTCTTCGATGAGACCATTGAAATGGTTGGGCGCAGAGTCCGCTACAAAATCCGCCACAAGAAAAATGAGGACAACGACAAGATCCGCGCCGTCATCCACGATTGGGAGTATGCGGATGGCGAGGCACCGGCCCAGGCCGAAACCATGCAGAAGGAGGCGGCCAAGCATAAAACGCTTAAGGAAGCAGTCAAGAAGGCATTCGATGGTGACGTTGATGACCTCCCCTTCTAGTGCCGCCAGCGGTATGAGCAAGCGGGAACACTTCGCCGCCTGTGCCATCACGGGATTGGCAACCGAAAGTAAAGGCCACCGATCTAGTCATGGCTACTACGAATGGCTCGAAAATAGCACCAAACGTGCAGTGTTTATAGCAGACGCACTGATCGAGGCACTCAATGCGACAGATACTACAGATCAGTAGTGAGTTGCCCTCTCTCAATGAGACGGTGGCGGAGACCAAGAAGCACTGGTCCCGCTACGCCTCATTGAAGAAGGATGCCACCGAACTGGTCAAGTGGAACTGCAAAGCGCAGAAGCTGAAACCGGTGACGGAACGGTGTGTGCTCACGTTCGATTGGCCGCACTCCCGCAGAGACCCGGACAACCAATCATTCGGCGCAAAGATGATTCTGGATGGATTGGTCAAAGCGGGTGTGCTGCCGGATGATTCCCGAAAGTGGATTGCGGAGATCAAGCACCTCTTTGTGCGCGACAACAAAATTGATCAGATAGTGATCGTGGAAATCAAGGATGTTCAACGGGACTAAATCTGGAGACAAGACAATGGAAGAAGTACCCCATAGTGTAGAGGACTTTGGGCAGTATTATGAGGCGATGGAAGAAGAGCCGCAGAATTGTAGAATCGAATTAATCGGACCACCAGCAGAATCACCCTATCAAGCTGATATAACATTAGCACTTATCGCTGGCGAAGGACGCGCAGAAGATCACCTCAGTGCGTTGGCGTACCACCGCAACGAACTATATCGTATTGAAGGTCACCTGGAAGCGCAGATCGAAAAAGCGCAAGCATGGGCACAAAAACGAGGACAGGCAACAGTCAACCGCATTGCATGGCATGAGCGGTGCCTCGAAGCATGGTTCAAAAGCACTGGTGCTAAATCTGCTAGCCTCATCAATGGCAAACTCAAAAACATTAAGGGACGCCAAAGAGTCGAAATCGTGGATGCCGATGCGATCCCTGCGGAATACAAGAACGAGACGATCACCTACTCGCCGGACAAGAAACGCATCCTCGCGGCATTAAAGGAATCGGGCGAAATCGTGGAAGGCACTGAGGTGGTGGTTGGCGAGGATAAGATTAAGATCGACACACCGGACGATGACGTATGAACGAAGAAACAATTCGACAAACCCATGGCCGCAATAAGATGAAGACAATTATTGTGAAAGGCTGGAAAACTGCGGTGCGTTCGAGGCCGCGCATACGGAAGAGAAGTGTCGATGGGTATTATGTAACAGTCCGGCGTGTATATCCATTGCATTACACCGGAGACATGCAAATGGGCTACCGATACCACATCGAAACGGATGACCGCAAAATCGCAGAAACGGAAGCAATTGGGTTGCACTGCGGTCTGCCGATTCAAGGGCTCAAATACGAAAAGAGGTATCAATGACTGACATCGCCAACCTCGTCAGTGCGATAGTGCCCACCGCCCCCACCGACAAGCCCCCCCTGCCCGATCCGGGGCCGGAACGCTTGCAGATGCAATGGGGCGAACTTACACGCGAGGGATTCGACTACGCCAAGATTGCCAAGCTGATTAACCTCGCAAAAAGTTTGGGCGGTAGCGCGAAGACGTTGACCCTCGCAATGGACGAGGTGCATCTGTCCGGCAAGCCGGTGCGGAATCTGGCGGACATGCTGGAGACCAAACTGCGGGGGCGTCTGTCGATCACTACATCCGCACCGGTTGAAGACGGAGCTCGTCAAGGCAACAGCATCGTCTACAACAAACCGAAACCCACCGCCACCGATACCGCGAACAACCAACGCAATGGATTCGGCTGGATGGTGGGGTTTGCAAAATCGTTGGGCGTCCAGCGCACGGTACGAGTCCTCAATATACCGGTGCCGATGATGGAGGTCACCCTACGCAACGACAAAATATGTATCGGAGACCTCGATGCGCTGGACTTCTACGATCAACAAACCAACGATGGAGAGAGCAGCACGAATCTACAAGACGCAAAAGGAAATGGCAGACGCGTTGGGCATTAGCCAACCGACTGCGCGACGATTGCTAATTCGATACGACATCCCACATCCATCCATTAGCAAATAAGGGGAGGTGGGCCGGAGTAACAGCCTGACACAAGCTGGGCGGATCGTTCGGGGAGTACGATCCGCTACTCTGGCCCACCACTATAATTATGAGAGACACAACGAAACACATACTACAGCACATACTGACGGCAGTAGAGGAGACCGGTGCTACGCCGTCGATCAGAGACATCCAGACTCACATGAAGTTGGCATCCAACAATACCGTAAGACGTCATATCAAGAAGTTGAAACAGGATGGGCACCTGTCAGAGAAAAGTGGACGCATTGAATTAGGCCCACGTTACGCCGTGACCGTCCATGACATGGCTACTCAGTAGACGCCGCCGGTGGCCTGTTGTTGGTAAGACGGGCACATACGAAGTGAAGCGTAATCCAGGCGATCCGCCGCGATGGCATTGCACCTGTCCCGGTTTCAACTTTCGGGGCCGGTGCCGCCATGTAGCGGAGGTGCGGGAACAACTGGTCGAACGATATAGGGAGGTACTAGGATGAACGAACAATTGCTGACAGTCGCAGACGTTGCCGACTTATTGAAAGTTAGTGTGTCCCAAGTATACGTACTAAAACACACCGGCTTGAGGTCAGTAAGATTAGGAAGAAAAGCAGTGCGTTTTCGGAAAGAAGACGTGATTGACTTTATTGAAGACAATGTGGTAACGACAGATCGTTAGGGAGTTTCTTCTGAACAGTTTCTGAACAGTTGCCCGTTTGTAGCAAAAAAACAACCGCCTACTTTTTCGTAAGTGGTTGTTTTTTTTATTGCCCCCGAGCGGATTCGAACCGCTGACCTCCAGATTAGGAATCTGTTTTCATCCGCCGTTTCAACTTATTGTTCCTCAACGACATAGCACTGATACAACTACAAGACAACGACTTAGATTGCTCCATATTTTCCAGATGACTCCAGATGATGTGTCATATGTGGCGTCATTTCTGAACAGTTTCTGAACAGTTTTACCTTGCTACAGATCCCTTATATCAATATATATAGTGCACCTAACCGGAGGGATGTGCAATGCCACCAAGAAACGGATCGTATCGCCCTATTGTAATCGAAGGGTGCGAGTCCAGCCACCTGTTTAAGCGAAACAATTCAAACAAGTGGCAATTGTATGCCATGATTGATGGTATCGAAATCAAAAAGTCAACGTACACCGACAACTTAAAGGCAGCAACGATTAAAGCCGGAGACATTGTTCGGTCCGCAATACAGGGGGTGCCCGTTACCTCCGATATCAATCGCAAGAATCGCGGCCAAACCATAGCAGACGTGCTGGCAATGAACTTTGGATCGGGCAACGAGCTCGTGTCAATCTATCAAATGTGTGGATGGCAAAACCGCACGTTAAAAGAGAATAAGCGCAACCTCGAACAGTTTGCCCACCACTTTGAACGCAAAGCTTTGGCGTCGATCACCGACAAGGACGCTATGGCTTATATGGCAATCATACGCACCCGGACTTCCGATGCCACCCACAATCGTCATAGGGTATCGCTGAATAAATTCTTTGAGAAGTGCATCATCCTACAGTTGGTTGCAAAAAACCCAATGAGCAATGTCGCTACGCTGAAGGAGAACAAGAAGTTGCCGGTGCCCTTAACCCAACAACAGGTCGAACAAGCCCGTGAATTGTATTCAGAGCACGGTCGTATAATTACCGATGTGTATTATTTGACGGGTATGCGGAGATCGGAACTGCATGGCAATGAGGACAAGACCGGAGTACGGTGGATGGACGTAGACCGCGCAAACAACATTATCTTGCTGATGAATACGAAAGGGCTAGTAGACCGGCACGTCCCACTAACGCCACCATTGCTTGCAATCCTTAATTCGGTCCGCACTGGCCGGGATTTTTTGATGAATAATCGAGACCGCAAGCTGAGTGATAACCAGATTAAAGAAGTACGAATCCAATGGCACAAAGGATTACGTCAGCAAAAGACTTCTTCGCGCCGGAACCGCGATCCAAGAAACGGATACGCTGTACGACTTGCAAAGGAATATGGCGTTAGCGACACATTAATCCGCAAGATCGTAGAGGGACACAACTACGACGAACCAAAGAAAAGCCGCTACACCTACGTGCCTAAAAAGGTCTACTCTATACCGCCAGAGACGCTGAAAGACGCGGTTATTTTCCCCAAGATTGATCTAAAATCTGAATACAAGCGCATTAAAGAAGCGTTAGGCATTCAAAGTATGGGGTCGCATAAGTATCGTAAGACTTGGGCAACGATCCTAAATACCCGTGGCGCGACAGATGCAGACCTACGGGATTTGGGTGGCTGGAAAGACTCAAAGACCATCGACCTGTATCGTGCTGCTAACCCCATCCGCCTTAACGAAATCGCGCAACGAATCGTGGGAGACTAACTCCCCCACGTATCCTGTATCGCTTGTGATAGCACATAGGCGATAGCAACCGCCGCCATGGGCCATGTCAGTTCTACGGCCCCGCTGGCGGCGGCGGCACCGACTGCTGTGGTGACCGCCAGTTTGCGCGATTTAACCTTATCTACAATATCAGTGATGAAGTTCATGCGGAGACCTCTTCGAGTTCGGGTTCAGTATTTCCGTTCTGTTCGGGTGCTGCGGGTTCGGCCTGTGGCGGGTGCAGATCATCCAGTATGGATACCGCACC